AATTCTTCTCCAACTCTCCAGAACTTCTCCTCTCCATTGTATCGGAACAACAAATCTAGAAGGTCCTATATTAAACTCTCTTATATCATAGTTATAAAAACGTAAAGGTCTTAATTGACCTCTTATTTTTCCAAGAATATTTGTAGCGTATACGATATCTTTGGAACTCCACACTATACCATTTTCTTTTGCGAAGGTTTCAATCATCTTATAATCAACATTCGGTATATCTTGTCCTTTGATTGGATTAGCAAAATAGTTATGGACTAGAATTTTAATACTTTCTTTATTACTATTAAAAAAATCTAAATCTTCTGCGAATATACGTAAAGTAAAAATAAGTTTTTCTGCGGTTGGATCTCTATAGGATATTTTACACATTCTACAAAAACTTCTTTTTAACCACACATTTAAAAATCTTTGAAAATCTGGCAAAGTTTCGTTGGAAATCCAAGTTGGTCTTTTCCAGAACATATCGATTGGGTATAAACTCTTTATTTCTAACATTTCTGTGCTAAACCAATCAAGATAACCTTCTCTTCTTAGACTTGCTAAATCGTCGGTGGTTAAACATCCTAGCATATCAACTAATCTTTTTCTGACTTTACCTAATTCAAATTCACTCAACATGTATTTAGCTAATCCAGTATATGTTAACAGAGTATTTGGAATTTCTCTTATAAATCTACTAAGATTTCTTTCATCGTTGGTATATGACATGTATAGTTGTTTTCTTGCTCTTGTAACCGCCACGTAGAACAGACGACGCTCATTAATAATATCTTCTTTTTTCTTACTTGAGGGAAAAACATCATCATTTGTATGAACTAAGTATACAGTATCCCATTCTAACCCTTTAGAACTATGGATTGTTACTAAATCAATACTATTTTTCTGTATCTCTGTCGTTTCATCACAAGTAGTCAGATCAAATAATCTATATGAGATATTCTTTTGAATACATAGTTCTTCAAATCTATACAAATCAACATTTATGCGACTCATAATAGCAATTGTTGTATTAGGATTATCTTTTAACTGTTCTTGTATCTGTTTTACTATCCATACTGTTTCATCGCATGCTCTATAAAAGAAATGAATTTCAGGTTTGGAATGTTTAGCCAGAGCGGAGACCATAGTATGCTTCCAAGGAAGTGTGGGGATATGTTTCATAACCGCATTTGCTACTTGAATAATATTATCAGAAGATCTATAGTTTATATTTAATTGATCATCAACAACATTTTTAATATGTTTATCTAGATCTAAAATAAAATTAACATTACTTCCACGCCAAGTGTAGATATTCTGAGAATCATCTCCTACTACTACTAGTCGTGCACCAGGCCAAAGCATACGAAGAACCATATTCCACTGTGAAACATTTATATCTTGAAACTCATCAACAAAAACAAACTGAATCTTCCCAACCCATTTACGACCTTCATAAGTTTTCAACCACTGCTCACCCATAGATACAAGTTCATCTATAAAATATAGAGTTTGAATTGACTTTGGCGAGAACTTCTGCAGAAGAGATTTCGCCAGCCCGTGAAATGTCCCCGCATAAACTTGATTATCTCCAATCAAATCAAATAGTTTATTTTTCATTTGATTTGCAGAGTTTTTAGAAAAGGTTAATAAAACAATACGGTTTGATTCTATTTTAAAGTGTTCAATCAAGTATGCTATACGAGCGGTAATTGTGGTTGTTTTTCCAGAACCAGCAGAAGCAATTATTCTTTGGTTAGTATCTCTAGGTCGTGTAATAGCTTTTCTTTGTTCTTCATTCACTTCTATAGTTTTTTTTGAAAATCTAAACATCGCGTTAGAACCTATATTCTAGAATACAAAATTCATTTAGATGGAAGAAGAGAATCATACGTTAGAACTAGATGATATTTTGGACACAATTGTTTCATACGACGCAACAAAACCTTGGGAAGTTATTATCTATCAATTTATTTTATACTGTTTCCGCAACTTCTGTTTAAAACGTTTATATACTACATTTGATATTTCTAGTAATATCACTCAAACAGTAGGGTTTGACTGGGATAATCTATACGATTTATGTTTTACTTACTGTGATCCAGTTTTCAAACAGTATCTAGTAGATTTCTTTGAACCCACACATTTTGAACAGATTGAAGACCCAGAACTATTAGAAGTCTTTTTTAAGAATTTCACTATTTCTCTTGATGCTGTTATTGAAAAAGATGATGAACAAGAGCAAGAACGATTTGTAAAATTTTTAGATGAGACTATTTTTGAATACTTTAAGAATCTACTAAAAAGTTCTGAACTATACATTTTTCCAGAAAATATTGATGATTGTATTAATGAAGAACGTTACAGAACTTTTAGAGCAAAAGAATTAGAGTTTCTCTATAAACCGGTAGATTATGATACTGTTGAGAATGTAACAGAGTTTTCAAACCCTAAGAAAAGTATTGGGCATGCTTTACGGCTGAAGAAAACTGGGTTCAACAGAACTCTGAAAGCCTCAAAGGTTTCCCAATCAAAAACTCTCAAAAATAAGTAGATGTTTAGTTATACCTCTATACAAAGTCATGGGACTATTACTCCAAAAGGTGAGAAGATTAAAGAAACTCGTGTGAATATTACGAATGGTAAAGGGACAAAGACTGTAACAGTCAGAGATAGTGATGGCGAACATTCCGATACAATCCCTTTAAAAAAGTCTGAAATTGAGAATATTAAAAATCAGAAATTTATGCCTAATTTCTTTAAAAAATCTATGAAGAACATTAAGCGTAAAAAGTTAAGGGTTATATCTCATACTCCTAAAAAGGGAACACGTAAATCTAGAAGATGATAGAAATATTTTTAATACTAACAATAATATTTTTAATTTATGTTTTTTTCTATAAACAGTCTAATAAAGAATATTCTATAAATCAAATTACATTTATTAACTTACATAAAATTAATGACCTATTGTATGAGAAAAATCCAATTGTAGTATCTCGTTGTCCGCAGATACCATGTGTAACACCGAGCACTCTCTTAAATACTCCTCGTTTTAACACTATTCTGAGAGATTATTTAGAGAAAAAGTCTGATGCTCTTCCAAGATCTGAGCAGTTTGAAACTTTTTTAGCGAGTGAATCTGGGTTTCATGCATTTGGTAATATAATCTGGTTCAATAAGTTTCATACGCATATTCTTTCTCAACATATAAGTTCATTAAAAAGCAAATTATGTTTTGGCTCAAAGAATATGATAAGAACATCTGCTTTACACACTATTATTATACCGATTGAAGGTAATTACGTATGCTCTCTAATTAATCCTCAGTTTGAAAAATCTCTAGATAACTATAAACAGTTTGATTCAATCGAAAGTGCTATTTTGCACAACGGGCAAATCCAGTATATTGATGTAATATTAAAGGCAGGTTCAATTCTTGTTTTACCGGCTCATTGGTATTATATTATGAAACAGTCTGAACCCTATAGTTATTATGGTCTTCTAGAATATCATGAGCCTATTAGCATATTAAATAACTATTTAGAAAATCGGTAAAATTGATTATATTCTCTTATTTAATATAAGTAGTAAAATGGATTTAGAATTAAGTGTAGATGATATTTATGATGATATTAAAAAATCTATGAAACTAATTATTCAACAAACAAATGATATTTTAAAAGATTCTCAAAATGCGTTTAAAAAGGTAAAGGAGAAAATGATTGATTTGGAACGTATAGAATTAACTCCTAGTGACAATATAAAAGAATGGTTTTTAGAAAAAAATCATACAACATTTACAATTCCGGATTTATTTGAACTTTTATTTAGTTCTACTTATAACAAGTTGGAGTTTAATACGAAATCCATAGTTTTATGCGAAAGAGATGCTACAGTTTTTGGATTTACTCCTAATACACCAATCAGTATTTATGAAATATTTGAACGTCTACCAACTTATTTCCAATAAGTTTGCCAACAACTTATTTTCAATAACTAATTTAGAATGGCTGAAACACGAATTAATGAACCCCCATTTACGCGTGATATTTCAAACGAAACCGTGTGTAACTATTACTACTATTTATCTGTAGCCATCCTATTCTTAGGAACCATCAGTATATGTGCTCATATCTACTTACTATTCAGTGGTCCAGGGAAGTTGCGTGTTCCTATTATTTTTAACTTGATTCTAACTGTCTTATCTTTGGGTATGGTTTACTTCATCTACTTATTCTTATATTTAATGTGTTCACGTTCACTACTTGATAAGAATGCGACTACAAAGAACTAGTTAGTATAATATGTTAAAAATTGATACAATTTTTTATAAATTTAATTTTATCAAAGTTAAATTTCTAAGAATAGAACATCATGGAACCTACAATTGCTAAGAAGAGCCCTATGTTGTCATCTAAACCCCCACGTAAACAGTCAGTTGATGTTCTTGATTTAGAAGATGAAAAGATTTCTGGACCCGAGCCTCTACTAAGCGCAAATGATGATAGGTTTGTAATCTTTCCAATTGATCATCATGATTTATGGAAGAAGTATAAGAACCATATCGCAGTCTTCTGGACTCCGGAAGAAATTGATCTAAGTAAAGATATGAAAGATTGGGAGAGACTAAATGACAAGGAACGTCACTTTATTAAAAATATTCTAGGATTCTTCGCTGGTTCAGATGGAATTGTTATGGAGAATCTAGCCACTCGTTTTACACGAGAGGTTCAGTGGCCTGAAGCAAAGTTCTTCTACGCGTGCCAGAATCTCATGGAAGCGATTCACAGCGAGACATATAGTCTCTTGATTGATACATATATTACTGACCGAAAGGAAAAGCATGACATTCTTAATGCGATTCAAACAATCCCATGCGTCCAGAAGAAAGCTGATTGGGCGATGAATTGGATTGAGAGTAAGAAGGCTGATTTTGGCACACGATTGATTGGTTTCGCAGCAGTAGAAGGAATCTTCTTTAGTGGTGCATTCTGTGCCATCTTTTGGCTAAAGCAACGTGGTCTAATGCCAGGATTAACTCTATCTAACGAATTTATCGCTCGTGATGAAGGTCTGCATACAGAATTTGCGTGCCTTCTCTATTCAAAGATTGTTAATAGATTGAGTAAACAGAAGGTTTATAAGATTATTCGTGAAGCAGTCAAGATTGAA